TTAATTACGGTAGGAGGTATCATAAAATATTTTAAACCGACAGTAGTTAACATATTTTTTAATATTGCCATATTTTCTGCTATATTAAAAACTTTTCCGGTTGCCGCATAAGCATAATCTTCTATAAAAACAAATTCCGGTCGCCTATTATGCAATACTATTCTATCAAAAACCCATTCAGACAATTTATTATATCTCTTGATGTCTCCATCATAAATCGGATAAAGTTTAATATCTATACCGGAGATGGAGGACCACCTGATCCTCTGTCGTTCATTACTAGCCAAACAACTATGACTAATAATGCCCATATTATAATTCCAATCAGTTCCATAAAACTCCGTTAGTGCCGGACTTGTCAATGAATAATCAATTCCTACAATATACAATTTTTAATTATCCCAATTATCATCTTCATCACTTTCAACTAATTCTATTATCTCACCGCAAAAAGCACAATATTCAGGTCTTTGAGTATCATTTTCATACAATATCTCATAATTTTTTGAACAGAAATGACAATCTATTTTTATACTATTTTCCATTATTTTTTATCACTTTCTATTTCCTTATATTTGTTAATAATTTTAAAAGCAAATTTAATTCCATCCTGATAACACTTTAATTTTATAGGCATTGTCATGAATTCTACATCAGGTCGAGGATGATTTTTAATATCAGTTATAGTATATTCAACTTTTTCTATCTCATCCTTTAATACAAAAAGAATTTCATTCATCATCAAATTTAAAATTTTTTTGTGTGGTTCTACTTCTTGCTTTGAATTTAATTTCTCTTTTGATATTTTCGTCATATATATTCCAATTCATAATTTCATCTATTGTTCTTCCACATCCCACACAAATTTTATCGTCACTTAATTTGCAAACTTTAATGCAGGGACTTAATTCTATCATATATTATTATTATTTATTTCAAATTGTTAAGGTATCGATTTTATATTCTTGAGTCGAACAATCCCAGGGTCTTCCTCTAGGATTATTTAGAAATTGGACTTCAAATTCAGTTATACATTTTTTCACATGACAATGACCATTAATCCATACTTTAATTTTTTTGTATTGTGCTACCAAATTCATCATATGACTATTACCAAATAATCCTCTAATATCCTCACCTGTGAAATATGTATTCACCGTAGTTTTAGTATTACATGCCGTGTGTGTAACTACTATTATTTTTTTTACTTTATCGTATATATGATTAATATTTTTCTTTAAAGAATTATAATCATTTATTGCTAATTTGTTAAAAAAATAATATATCAAATCAGAATCAACTTTATATTTAACATGTTCAAACTCATGCCAAGTTTTACTATTTGTTGATAACCAGTCTATACAAAATTTCGCATCACAACCAGAAAAGTCAAAAGTCCACCAACCACATACTCCTACAATACCTATGTCATTTATTATAACAGGGTTATCGGGTAAAAAATGAACATTATTTAATTCTTTACAAATATTTCTTATATTGTCTTTTTGTTCCTGATAAGCAAATCTCATGGTAGCATATTCATGATTACCATCCACATAATATATTTTTTGATATAGATTACTTAATGCTTTTAATGTATATTTTATATCATCATATTTATCAGCAACATCTCCCGCAATAATTAAATGATCACTCTTTTTTGTTTTTTTCCAATTTAAATCATCATCCCAGGTATCCATATGGATATCACTGATATAATCTATTTGCATGAATTTATTTTTCTAAAAATTCCTCTAATTCATCATATCCCCCAATATATTCTCCGTCCATAAAAATTTGAGGAACTGATGTTGATTTTGTAACGCCCATGACTTTGCCGAATAGCTTTTTATCTGCTTGTATAAACATATATTGTATATTTTTTTCTCTCAACAATTCTTTTGCCTGTTCACATGATGGACATTTAGGATATGTAAAATGTCCTATAATGTAATTACCTTCACTAAAATCCAATTCATGTTTAATCATTTTTCTCCTTTACTTCATTATTTAAATATTTTAAAAAACTTCTTCCCATCACCAAAAAATCAGATCCTTTTTCAAATGCTTCAGTTGGTGTAGTTACTCTGACTTGATCACCCAATAAATCATCTTTAAATCTAATTCCTGGTGTAATTTTTTTTAACTTTGTTTTTTTAAACATTTTAATATCTTTAGCTGAACATATCATTCCCCAAAAACCATATTTTTCCATCATCCATAAACTTCTTTCATACATATCACCAATTTGTTGTTTATGTATAAAGTATGGATCATTATGGTCCCAACTTGTTAACACAGTTACACCTAATAATTTAATATCTTCTGCATATTGTGATATTGCTTCCATTGATTTAATATTATTATTCATATTAATTGTCACCATATCAGCGCCAGTATCTATCAAATTTTCGATAACTTTACACATAGTATTCGGTATATCATACAATTTATAATCACAAAAAATATTTCGATGATTTTTACCAATGTGTGAATACAAAATATGGTTTACTTTAAAAGAGTGTACTTTGTATTTCCATTTTTGTATTATTTGTTCTGCGGTTTCTGGAGTGTGTTCGTCTAGAGATACTATAGTTTTTTCTAAAATTTCATCATCATTCATAGGACGTATTTATAACATTTGATTTTGGTGGTTCTGACACAGGAATATATTGATTTTTTGTATCTATTGATCCAATAGATTCTATTTTTATTTGTCTTATATCACCTGCAATTGTTTTTATACTTTCTTTGACATAGTTAAGTTCAGTTTCAATTTTAGCTGTAGAAACTTTTAAATTAGAAATTTCGACCAATGACCAACCAACTAGACCGATGATAGATGTCACGAACAACGGTTCGATTGATTTCCAATCCATATTTTCCTTTATAATTCTGGCAATATAATTTTAAAATTCTATTATATTTATGTATCAGGGTTTCCGAAAAAACCCTGATGAAAAAATTATAAATCTACGACTTCACAACCTCCAGATGAAGAACTACATGCCAATTCTTGAGATCCAACCGTAAAATCTTCTTTCTCAAATTCAGCAAGTTTAGTCCAATCAACGTTCTTAGGCATTGTATCTAGAGCATTTAAATATTCCTCTTCTGTACAATCTTGATATGGTGCTTGGCGATATGTATGTTCACTAAAAGGTAGGAAAGAAATTCCTGAAATTCTATCAAAATGATTATAAACCCAAGATCCTACTTCCGGCCATTCATCTTCTTTAACAGAAATAGTAACAGAAGGTTTATGTTCACACCAATGCGTCTGATATGCCAGCCACAATTCCATCTGTTCAATGGCGGTCATATCGTTTCTCATAACACATCCTTCAGGAGATTTCATTGGAAATGAAAATACTGTTGTATGCTGTGGTTTCATTACATCTGGTTCATTAGGAAATTCCGCATCTTTCATAAATTTACACAACGGATCTTTATTGTCTGCTCTAACAGTTCTGATGTAATAATCATTGTGTCTTGCATGAATTCCAGATGCACTATCAACTAATTGTGATACTGTGCCTGATGGTTTTACACATGTAATTGCGGCAGACTGATTAATACCCAATTTTTCCGCCCATTCTTTATTTGTTTGTACGGCAACTTCTCTCAACTCTTCAAGTGCCTCTGTCAATTTTTTCTTACCTTTTTTTCCATTAGTAAGATCATTATCCATGATGCCAGTTAAACTAACACCCAAGAGTCTTTCTTCATCACAGTTGCGCTTCCATTCTTTACTGAGATATTTGTAATTTGTCAATGTTGATTGAAACGTTCCTAAAATTGTTGCAACTTTTACTTTATTTTTCAATGATTCTAAGTTATCAGTTTTTCGAATCACAACCTCGGATAAATTGCAAAATTCTCTTGATCTAAGGATAATTTCCGAACATGGGTTGGTTCCGAAATCAGATCTAGGTTCTCGTCTTTGTTCTTCATCAACATTTAAAGATTCTACTTGTTTCATCGCAGACATTGCATTATATATGCCCCTTTCTCCAGATTTTGAATCATAAAGGGCGAGCCACTCTCGCATGAAAGTTCCAACGTCTGGTTTTTCTTTATAACTAACGCTGTTGTTTGCGAGAGCTCTTTGGGCATTTTGTTCCCACCAATTTCCTGACTTAGCGTGACGCATTTGCTCATCTGTAAGATCACTAAGACTAATAAGAGCAGACCTCCTAACACCTCCAACCACCACAATTTCAGCAATTTTACATACGATGTCGTGTGCTTCGATGCATTTAAGTTTTCTTCCTGCGGCATTTTTAAATATCTCCGTAATAAAACGGAACAAGTCTTGTAAAGGTTCTGGTCCTGATGCTCTTCCTCCAAATGTTTTTAGAGGAGTGCCTGCCGGACGAACCTTTGACACATCCCACTGAGGAACTAATCCATCGTAAAGAAGTGAAATTAATTCCCTCAATGCCTTTGCCCAACCTAATTTACTATCTGCCACTACAATACAGGTATCGGTAGGAAAAAATTCCTCTGCTATCACTGGGAGTTTATCTACATAATTTTTCTCAACACTAAAACCGACCCCAGTTCCGTTCATCAAAACATAAAGTATTTCATCAAAAGAACGTGGAGAATCGATTTTTACATAAGAGCAATTGTATCCTGCAACATTTTCTTTTTTTAATGCTTCTCCAGCTGTCATTAGGCATCTCATTGAAGGCATAACCTTCAATTCCCTAACGGCTTGCTCTAATTCTGTTCTTGTTCCGTTTTCTAATTTATAGTTGTGATTTTCATCCAAATGTTCCGCAAAAAATTTAAAGTATCTTTCAACGGTTTCCTCCCATGTTTCTCTTCTATTTAAAGTATAGTTCCATCTTGCATAACGGGATAAGTGAATGAATCTCTGATATTCGGTCGGTAATGGCATTGTTTTAACTCCTTAACAATAATAAATTTTTAGTGACTTTTTATTTATTCTTTTGAAATTTTGCTCTTGAACTCTTTCAATTCTCTTTTTGAGAATCCATATTCTTCACGTAATAATTTTTCAGCATCTTCTAAACTAATGGTTTCTTTATTTTTTTTCAAATTCATTAATTCGCCATAATAACCATCAATAATATAATCTTCCCATGATGATTCTTCTGCGAAATCTCCTACAATCCATTTTTTAAGAAATTTCATTTCAGGACCACTGAATGTAACTGAATTCAAATTAAAATCTTCAAATGCCTCACAACTTAAAGGAAAAAATGGTTTTACCAATTCATACATAGCATTACCAAAATCACGAATTTCTTCCTGAGCATGAGGATCTGTTCTCAACTTAATCATATGAAAAAAATTATGTAAATCTGATTTCCAAATTACTTCAGTATAATTTGACACTGGTAAAATAGTTCTACCCAATTCTCTAGCAACACCCCTAAATGTATCACTAAAACCGTCTGTAGGTTGAGGATCAACTATTCTTTTATATGTGTGATGTGCCATATCATTGACGGCTGACATAGACCCTAAGACTAAATTTCTATTAAAATCATCAATTAATTCACCTCGACCTTGATTATTTACAGGAGATTGTTCATTTACGGAATTTTCACTGGGCAAATAAAAATCATCACTCATTATTGAATATCTACCAGAATATTCATTTATATTAGCGGTTCTATGTCTAACTAATTGTCTCATGACAAATATCGGCATTTTTAAATGAAATCTCACTTCAGCCATTTCAAATGGAGATGTATGCTTGTGTCTCATTAAATATCTGATCAAATTTCTAATTTCACTCGTTTTTCTAGTCCCTTCCCCATAACTAATTCTAGCAGATTCTTCAATAGTTTGATCAGAACCCATAACTTCTAATAATCTGACAAATCCATGTTGATGAACTTTAATTTCACCTAAAATGCTCATACGTTAACTCCCATTTCTTTTCGAATTTTAGTAGCAGAAATATCATGAATTTTCTGCGGAGGAACATGTTCAGTAAAAGAATAACCAACACCACGTCCATACGAAATATCAACGATATTAGGAACTTTAGTTATAATATATTGACCATGAAATTTTTCTCTCAAATCATCATGTATTATTTTTTCGGCCTGAGAAAAATCAAAAACATTTTCACCTACTCCTGCGACATCTCTAATCATAATATTCACTTGACCAGTTTTTTTCAATGCTTGTTCAAATAACCATCTATGTCCTTCATGCCATGGTTGCCATCTGCCCAACATTTGAACTGTTGGATGCTGATTATTCCAATTGTGAGGATATTTCTTCTCTTTTATTTTTTTCATAATAACTGAGGCTAGTTTTGGTGCTTCTACTTCACATTCCTGTTTTTCTATAATATAATCAGGATTGATAGGAGGTTCAAAAATTTTATTCGTATCTTCAAATCTACCAGAATCTATCGTATTAATCCATACAATAAAATCTGCTTTAAAAACATTTCTCAAATCTTTAGTAGGACACACAAAATCACAAATAGCAATTTTACCTGAATTAACAGATTCATTGGACAATACAGACATTCTCAATGCTTGTCTATTCCTACCTTCACCTGAAAAATCCCAATCATTATATTTTTTACGAATTTCATCAGCATTATAATGATCAAATGTTAGATGTTTTTTTAACTCATTAACCAAAGTAGTTTTACCAGCACCGGGTAACCCCATAACTAAAATTTTCAACATATTACACCTTAAATATTACAAGTTTCATTTTTGCCTGCAGTCCACTAAAAGTATTTTCTTTTAATATTTTCATGACATCAATATCATGTAATATCATGTCATTTATATCTTTATATAAAATATTATTGGGCCAAATAACTATTTTTTGTCCCTGAGAAATATTTTTTTCCATTTTTTTAATGATTTCTTTATTTCGTTTTTCGTTATCATAAACAAAAACCAAATCAGAATCATTTAAAAAATTAATGCTAGTTGATAAATCCGCCCCTGCCACAGCAATTGAATTTTCTACGAATAGTGAATCTATCGGCCCTTCGACTACATATATTGTTTTAGAACGATCCAAAGTATTTAATCCGAATATCTTAGGCGCATCTTCTTTTACTTTTATAGTAATATACCTAAGTTTAGATTTTTTATCTATTGACCTACCTTGCGCTGCAATTAGGTTACCCTGCTCATCTATAAAGGGTATTACTAATCTTGGATCGTTATTGATAAGTTCATATGAATTGTCAAGATTTAAACTCTCGACCCATTCTTTAAAGTTTTGAGCAAAGTAAAGATATTTATATTTACTGGGATTTATATTTCTGGATGAAACATATTTTTTACAAGGATGATTATCATCAAGTTCAAAAATGCAAGGAAGATCAATGTCTAATTTTTTCTCTGATTTAAATACTGGAGTTTTAAATTTAAATGTAGGTTTTTCATAATTGCTATGACCATTTTCACCATTTCTATATCTTTCCATAATATATTCGGAATGAAGATTGATATCTATTTTTTTTAAAAAATTAGAAAATGTGAGACCTATTCCACAGTTATGGCATTTATAAAAAAGATCATTTTTTTTACGATGAACGTAACCTCTAGCTTTGGTGAGTTTTTTCTGAGAATCTCCACAAATTGGACAACGAAAATTCCATAAAAATTCGTGCTTTTGCTTGAATAGTAAAAATCTATTCGAAAGCATGTTCAAATATTTAATATCAACAAACATGGACATAATGTACCTCTTTAAAATTATTATCAGTACATAATATCACATATTTGAGATTTAGTCAATTAAAAATTTAATTCATTAAAAACTTTTGAAATTTCTTCATCATTCAATCCATTCGCATATGCGAATTGATAGATATTCTTTACATCTTTAACTTTATTTTTCAACATCATCGACCAAACATATTTTTTCAATAATAAAATCTTAGGATCATTAACAGTTTTCATACGCCATTCAATAAATTACCGTTGACATCATACACCTTAAAAGAAAGAATTGCTCCTCCTGCCTGCACTTTATCCGAAGAAAATTTTACTAAATTATTTGAAAAAATCTTTATCGCATCATCATATACAAAACTTGTCCAAACATCATTTAAGGTATGACCCGTTGTAGCGGCAAAAGTTACCGTAATACCATGCTCTAAGGTTTGTGCGGAACCAGTTATACTAACTGATGTTGCCTCTGTTGTGGAAAAATTGTCTTTAGACCAGGAAAAAGTATCTGGAGTTCCTGTAGAATCTATTTTGACATAATAACCTAATCTGACCAATTCTTTATTGTTATTATTGTATCTTCCACCAAAAGATAAATCATTTAAACCTGTTCCTGAGAAAACAGGTTCAGTAGGATAGCCATCATTATTTATTGTTAAACTCAAAGAAGATTTATGATCATCTGCCGCACCTTCATGAACTGTTCTCAATTTTCCCATCTCATGAGGTTGTGAGGTTGTAGCAAGAACAGTCATTTCAAATTGGTCTCCAACACTATGACCTGTCAGATTGTCAAATTTGATCAAAACACCATCAGACAAAGATTGTAAATTAGTAGTGATTGGAACAGTTGACGCTAATGTAGTCGCAAAACCATCCTTAGACCATTTGAATGTATCAGCAGAACCACCTACTGAATCAATTTCAACTGTAAAAGTAGGAGTAGCTCCACTAATACCATTAAATTGACCACTAAAAACACCATCATTTAAAGGATTCGAATTATCAGCATCTGTGTAAACAGTAATACCTATGCCTGTAAATGCATCATCTAACGATTGATCTTGATTCAAAAAACCATAAAATGTTATTTCTGATTTTCTAGAATCATTAGAAAAATCACCTTCTGGATTTACAACATCTATATTTTCTTTGAATACTGCCATTATGCCCACCTTTCATCAACTGGAACATCAACCAAATTAATATTATTCATTTTTGATACCTTTTGTAAAATTTTAAATTGATTATGATCCAATTCTTCTTTCAAGATTTCTCTGAAATATGAATTGTCAATATTTATATTCGGATCATCGCAAATATTTTTTATCAATTTTATTATCATATTCAATGTTTGGTTTAAATGCTTTGCCTTAGATAATGATGCTACTATTGTCATTCCAACGGGTCCTGCTGCGACACCTGCAGCCAATCCTAGTACGGAAAATAATACATCAGAACTATCTAATGATTCATCTTCAAAATTTAAATCTTCAATATTAGAAAGCAAATCTTCAATTTCCATATTATTTTTTTCCATATCTTAAATACATCATGTATCCAGATGTTTTATCTTGTAATATTATAGGTTCTTTAGGATTATTTATTGCAAAATTTCTGATATCCTCACCAATCTCATCATTACCTACATATTTCTCATATCTTACATACTTCTTTTTACCTAATCTTGCCCTCATATATCTTTCAGTGTCAACTTCAAAAACAGTGGCATTAGCGAATTTTTTTCTTTTTTTCCTACCCGGTTCCGCTTGATTAGGATTGTTTGGATTTTCAACTCCTAATCCTGCAATGTGTCCTCCTCCTACCGCTAAACCTGTTTCATTAATATATTTTTCATTGTTATCAAAATTTTCCATCATTAGTTCAACTTCATTTGAATTCTTTTCACACTCATGCAAAAACAAAGTGAATTCATTCATAAGATATGTTTGATCTAAATAATGATTTACATTTTTATTTTCTTTAATCAAAAATAATGCAGCTGCAAATGTGGCAAATTTTGATCCTCCACCTGGAACTTTTGCTAATATTTTTTTCAAATTAAATATTAAAGTATCAGTTAGAGTATATGCTTCTTTTTCATTTGTTTTTGTCAATGAAGATCTTTTTCTAAGAACTTTACCATTTTCATCAATAATGCCTAATTTAAAAGCATCTGTTTCCTCAAAAGGTGTTACTAATTTTTTTATAAATTGATAAACAAAGTAAATATTTCCTATAGCACTAATTGCTGACATTTTTTTATATTTCTCTTAAAATTTTTACAACTTTTAAATCAACTTCTATATCATCAGTATATATACTTTTACCATTTATCTTTTCAACAAATTTAGGCATATAATTCAAATAAATTAAAAAAGTTTTTAAAACTGGCCAGGAGTTTTCTGGCATCTTGTAGAATAATATTCTTACAGCAGCAAAAATGGGGAATATATTCCCCATCATGATTAAATGATTTAAAATTAATCTATCTTTTAAATCTCCAGTTATTAAATATCTATTTATCAATCTTTTAATATACTTTAAAATTTTTAAATCATCATGAAAATCTTTTTCAGATAAACATTGAGGATTGTTATAATATTTCATCGCATATAGCAAAAAATTATCATCGTTTAAATCATCAAACATTCTCTTCAGTTTTTTCAGACGGTAATTCTTCTTTTACTTTTTCCGCATCATTTTTTGCTTTAGAATCTTCAGACAATTTTAAAAAATAGTTACAAGTTTGTATAGCACCTATCAATACATCTTTATTTTTCTCTAAAGAAATCAATTCTTCTCTCAATTGAACAATTCTATTATCAATAGATACTCTATCTTTATTTAATTTTTCAAGTTCACTTTTAAAAACTTCAACATCCATTATTTTTTACTCCTCTTTTAAATATGTACCCTCAATTTGACCATTTAAAGTTTCAACAACTCTTGCAAGTTCAAATATATTTAGTCTATAAGTTTGTCCAGTAGATAAATTTCTAGACATTAATTCTAAATCACCGTCACTATTATGTATACCTAAAACAGTTTCATAACCATCATTACTTAATGTATGAAAATAAGAACCGTTTGCAACAACCTGATCATTGCTATTTTTAATATTTTCTTGTTTGGAGTATAGATGAGATTGTCCGATAGGCAAATTAGCAATATTGTAGGGAATTCTGCCATTATTTAATATTAAAATTCCTGAAGAACCGTATCCTGTATTTATTTCACCAACACCCATTAAAAAATTTTTAGACCTAAAATTTAATCCGTGTTCTGTTGAAAAGATACCATCTGTCGATGAATCTTCTAAAACAAATAGGTCATTTCCATCTTCTGTTAAAAATTTACCTTCTATCGAATTTGAATCCTGTTGTATAAACTTTTGCTTAAAAATTATTGAATGATTATTACTAAGTGTTAAAGAGTTCTCAGTCTCAACAGGAATATTAGTAATTAATTTTGTATTTAATATTAATTCTTCTCTAGTTGCATCATATTTTATTTTTTCACCAGTGGTATTTCCATAAATTATAATATTATTTGATGAACCATTTTGTCCAAAACTCAATTCACCGTTTATATTGACATCACTATTGATAATAGTGGAATAGTTTGTAATATTTACGTTTGAATTAATATTCAAATAAGATGAATTGAATTCAGTATTTGATTCAACATTGGTAAATTTTCCTGAAAAAACTACATTACTAACAGTAGTATTACCAGATAGTAAAATATTTGAATTTATTCTTGTGCTAATAGAATCGATAGTTATATTTGAAGTCAAATGTGCATTTTGACCGTAAACTTTAAAATTATCACCAGAAAAAATTGAATTTGCAGAAACTGTTAAATTT